AGTTGGGGTTGCAAGCGTACAAAGAAATGACTACGGATAAGCAACCAAAAGCAAAACCAACTAAAGATGAAAAACAAAATATCAAAATAATTAATTTAGAAAAATTAATTAAGTCTTGGGAGACTAAAGAACAAAGAGCCAAAACTTATATTAAAAAATATGAAAAGGCAAAAACCCATAGAGATCATTTTGTTCCTTTGTTTGAAGAATGTTATGAGTATTCTATGCCACAAAGAGAATCTTTTTATACTGAGTCTGTTGGTCAGAGAAGAGATGAAAAGATATTTGATGAAACAGCAGTTGTTGGTGTGCAGGAATTTGCATCAAGATTACAGGCTGGTTTAGTTCCTAACTTTGCCAGATGGGCTGACTTTGTTGCTGGTTCTGAAGTACCTAAAGAACAAAGAGAAGAAGTTAATAATGATCTTGATGAAGTTACTGACTATGTGTTTGAGGTATTACAAAACTCTAACTTTGGTCAAGAAGTTCATGAATCATTTATGGATTTAGCAGTTGGTACTGGTGTTTTACATATTGCTGAAGGTGATGCTGTTTATCCTGTAAACTTTTCTGCTGTTCCTTTACCTCATGTTGTCCTCGATACTGGACCAGATGATAAGATAGATCATATTTTTAGAGAAAGAAAAGTAAGATATGGTGATTTACCTATCTTATATCCAGAAGGAAAGTTTGATTCTAAATGTCAAAATATGATTTTAAATAGTCCAGATTCAAAAGTAACTATACTTGAAGTTGTTTGTAAAGATTATTCAAAAACAAATGAAGATGCTTATCTTTCTTATGTTATTGAAATGTCAGACAAGAAAGTAATTAAAGTTGATTCATTCAAAGGTGTAGGTTCTAATCCTTTTGTTTGCTTTCGTTGGTCTAAATGTAGTGGTGAAGTCTATGGGCGTGGTCCACTTATGAATGCATTAAGTGCAATTAAGACAACTAACCTAACTGTACAGTTAGTATTAGAAAATGCACAAATGGCTATCTCTGGTATTTATCAATTAGATGATGATGGTATAGTTAATCCAGATACAATTAATCTTGTACCTGGAACAGTTATTCCTAAAGCACCAAACTCTGCTGGATTGCAACCTATTAGGGCAGCAGGGAGTTTTGATGTAAGTCAATTTATATTATCTGATATGAGATTAAATATTAAGAGAGCTTTATATAATGAAATGTTAGGTGATCCTAATAAAACACCAGCTACTGCAACTGAGATAGCAGAACGTATGGCTGATTTGTCTAGGCAAATTGGTTCTGCTTTTGGTAGATTGCAATCAGAATTAGTACAGCCTGTCCTCCAAAGAGTTATTTATATTTTAAAAAAGCAAGGAAGAATAGAAATACCTACTGTAAATGGTAGGCAAGTAAAGGTTCGTTCTGTATCTCCATTGAGTCAAGGACAAGCAAAACAAGATATAAACAATACTGCACAATGGATGCAGTTAGTTCAACAAAGTTTTGGTCCAGAAATTATGAACTTGTTAGTAAGTGGTGAGGAAGTAGCTAGTCATTTAGCTAAGAAGTTTAACATTCCAGATAGTTTAATTAGGGATGCAAGTGAAAGACAAGAGCTTATTCAATTAATGCAACAAGCTCAACAAATGCAAGCAATGCAACAACAACCAAGAGGAGAACCAGTTGTCGAACAATAAGTTTATTGGGATAGATGGAATACAAAGATCAAAGGAAAAAGATAATATAATTAGTAGTAATATGTTATCTGCTTTTTCCACTCCATCTGGTAAAGAAACCCTTAATTATTTAAGAAGCATTACTATTGAATCTGTAGCTGGACCAAATATATCAGATGGTGAGCTTCGTCATATTGAAGGTCAAAGATATATAGTTGGTTTAATTTCAAGAAGAATGAATCATGGAGAGAAGGTAAAAGCAAATGTCTGAAGAATCATTAATTAAACAAGCAGAAGTAACTGAAGAACCACAAACAGAAACAACAGAAGAAAAAGATTTTGTAACTGCGGAAGATGAAGCTCCACCAAGACCAGAATGGTTGCCAGAAAAGTTTAAAACACCAGAAGCTTTTGCTGAATCTTATTCTAGTCTGGAAAAAAAGTTTCATCAAAAAGAAGAAGATTTAAGAAATGCTTGGGAAGAAGAACTACAACAACAAGCATTTGCTGATAGACCAGAAAATGCTGGTGATTATGAATTACCAGAAACAATAGATAAAGAACTTGCTGAAAATAATAAACTTCTTGATTGGTGGTCTAAGTTTTCTTGGGATAATGGATTGAGTCAACAAGAATTTTCAGATGGAATTGAAGTATTTAGAAATGAATATTATGGTGAGCAAACATCAGCAGAAGATGAAATGAAAAAACTTGGTGACAATGGACAGGAAAGAGTACAGGCTGTTGAGTTATGGGCTAATAAGTTTTTCCCAGAGAATATTATGCCATCTATTGTTCGTTTAGCAGAAACATCTGAAGGGATAGAAGCTATGGAACATATTATGGAATCATTAAAAGGAACACAATCTATTGCTTCTGAGTCATCTAACAAGCTTGATGAAGATATGATTAAGCAAATGATGAAAGATGAAAGGTATCACAATCCAGCAAAAAGAGATTTAAATTGGGTTAAACAAGTAGATGAGTCATATGCAAAACTCTTCCCTGATTAAACAAGATGGAAGATTTAAACTAGTAAAAACTTCATTAGATCATATAGATTATCTTGCAGATAAACTAAGAAAACAAGATTTAATAGAGTTAGAAAAGCTTGAAGTGAAACCAAGATATGCACTTGTTTTTCCTTTTACTGCTTCAACTTCAATAACTTATACCTTACTTTATGATGAGGAACCTGTTTCAATGATTGGAACAATGGAATCTTATCGTGATGATTTTGCTAGAATATGGATGCTGTCTTCAGAAAATATAGTAAAATGTAAAAGAATAATTGCTAAACATTCTGCATGGATGTTTAATCTTTTACAAGCCCATTATTTTAGGCTTCATAACATTATTCCAGTTGAAAATACTATGACAATTAAGTGGTTAGAGATGAATGGATTTATGTTTGGAGATACACACATTATAAATGATTATGAGTTTGTTGAATTTTTTCGTTGCAATTTGGAAAAAAATATTATTTATAATGAAATATCGAAGCCTGTAATGCACTGAGCAACCCTATAAAGGATAATTGCTATGAGGTGATCTACTCAGATAACTTTGTAACAATGGTGAAACTTTATAAGGGAGTGTTGCAAAATGGCAAACACAATTTCTACAGCCTTTATAAAACAGTTTGAATCTGAGGTACACTTAGCTTATCAAAGAATGGGATCAAAGCTAAGAAACACAGTTAGAACTGTTTCCAATGTTACTGGTAATGTTGTACGTTTCCAGAAAATTGGAACTGGCTCAGCAAGTACGAAGTCTAGAAATGGACTCGTTACTCCAATGGAACTAGCACATACAACAGTTGAAGCTACTATGTCTGATTTCTATGCGGCAGAGTATATTGATAAGTTGGATGAGCTAAAAACAAATATAGACGAAAGACAAGCTGTTGCAAAAAGTGCGGCTGCTGCTCTTGGTCGAAAGACAGATGAAATACTCTACACTGCTATGGATTCTGGTGCTAATAGCACACAGATTCATGACACAAATGGAGCTATTGAAAAAGCTGATTTACTTACTTTGTTTGAAACTATGGGTGCAGCTAATATTCCAGAAGATGGTGGAAGATATTTAGCTATGAATCCAAAAGGTTTTGCAGACTTATTTTTAATAAATGAATTTGCAAGTTCAGATTTTGTTGGTGATCAGAATTTACCTTTTGCTGGTGGAATGACAATGAAACAATTCTTAGGTTTCAATATCTTTTCAACATCAGCTGTAACTGCTGGTAAGAATATGGCATACCATACTTCTTCTGTAGGTTTAGGTATTGGTGCTGATGTATCAACTGAATTAAATTATGTGCCAGAAAGAGCTGCACATTTAACTACATCTATGATGAGCATGGGTGCTGTTGTTATTGATGACAATGGTATTTATGAAGTCTTAGATAATAATACATAGGAGGAAATCACATGGCTTTTAGTGCTTCTGGTTTAACCCTTTGGACTATGAACGGAGATGGTCCTAAACTCTGGAACTACTCAACAACAGATGCTATTGGAACTGTTAATACTGCAGGTTATTTTAATGATGCTGCAAATATGTTAAATGTTCGTGATGTTATCTGTGTTTCAGATACCAATACTCCAACAACTCATTGGGTAAACGTACTATCAAACACTGGTTCTGTAGTAGATGTATCAGACGGTACAGTTGTTGTAGAAACAGATGGTGACTAATAGAGGAGGGGAGGGGTAAAACCCTCCCTTTTAAAATATGGCATTAACACCTTCATCAGCAGATACTGCTTTAGATATATCAAGTAGAGCATTAATATTAATTGGTGCAGAACCTATAAGTTCTTTTGATGATGGTACTACGGAAGCATTAGTTTGTGTTAATTTATATGAAGATGTTATCCAGGCTGCACTAGTAAATACTAGATGGAGATTTGCCACAAACCAAAAAGTTCTAAATCAATTATCAGATGCACCAACAGGAAGATACGATTTAGCTTATCAATTACCTAGTGATTTAATTATGTTACACGCTATTACTGTAAATGATAATTTAGTAGATTATCAAGTTTACGGTGATAAAGTATATGCTGATACTGCAACATCAGATGTTGTAATAGCTGATTATACTTTTCGTGCAAATGAACAAGACTTTCCATCTTATTTTACTTTGGCTGTTGAGTTTTCATTAGCAGTAATACTTGCTACATCTATAGCTCGTGATCCAGCATTAGCATCTTTAATGACACAAAGAGCAGATGCAGCAATGGCAAAAGCAAGAAGTACAGATTCACAACAGCAGACAACTAGAAAACTAGAAACAAGTAGGTTCTTAACTGCTAGGAGAAGCTAATGCAAACGGCTCGTATTCCTTTTACTAATTTCCAATATGGAGAAATTAGTCCTTCATTGATTGGTAGAACAGATATTGCAGTTTATACAGCATCTGCTCAAAAAGCTACAAACTTTCTATTAAGAGCAGAAGGTGGTGTTATTAAAAGATCAGGCATGAAACATATATTTGAGTTTTCTCAAACGGTTTCTGGTACAGATCAAAACATAAGAATTATTCCATTTATATTTAGTGATGACGAAAGATATATTGTTGCTATATCAGCTGGTCAGTTTGAAATATTTATTGTAGATTTTGATGGAAGTGGTAATCCATCTGCTGGTGCAGTTACAAAAATACAAACAATAACAGCAGATGTTGATGGTGTTGCACTATCTTCAAAAATAACAACATCAATTATTAAAGATATAACATATGCTCAATCTGGTGATGTGTTATTTATGTGTCATTTAACTTTTATGCCTTTGAAATTAGTAAGATCATCTCTTCTTGTTTTTGAAGTATCTGATTTTTCTTTTGACCAAAGATCAGATAGTAAACAAATATTCCAACCTTATTATAGCTTTCAATCTCCAAATGTAACTATGACACCTAGTTCAACAAGTGGAACAATAACAGTAACTATAAGACCAACTGGTACACTTTCTAATTGGGCAAGTGGTCAATCGTATACTGTTGGTCAGCTCGTTAAAGATACAGGTTTAAATCAAATATTTACTGTTAATACTGCTCATACATCTTCTGGAGCGCAACCATTAACAACAAATGCCAATGCTTCTAAGTATACAGCATTTAATTATTTTGATACTACAGGTTCTTTATCTGGTTCTGATTATCCAAATTCAAAACACGTAAATACAACTTTTAGATACAGAGGACAAGAAATTGAAATTACGAGTGTTCAATCTGGTTCTCAAGCTACTGGTGTTGTACTTGATACTTTATTTGTAAAACTAGATATTAATGCTATTAGAACAATTAAAGACTCTGGTACTGTAGAAGTAACAATGATTCTTCATAATTTAGGTGTTGGTGATACTATAGTTGTTTCAGAAGCTGATACTGTGAATGGTATAACTAATACTCAATTAAATGGATCAAAGACTGTTGCATCTATTATTGATGAAAATACATTTACATATGCATCTGGTGGTACTGCAACTTCATCTGGTGATGGTGGAGGTGCGCCTAAGATAACAACATCAAGTGAAACTGCTGATTTTGAAGAACAGTCTTATTCTGAAGTTCGTGGATTTCCAGCAGCAGTTTGTTTTCATGAAGGTCGTTTATGGTTTGGTGGTACACTATCACAGCCAGATGGAATATGGAGTTCCCAATCTGGAGAGTTTTTTAATTTTAATACTGGGACTGCATTAGATAATCAATCTATTCAATTAGCATCTAGTGTTGGTCAGTTAGACCAAATAAAACATTTAGTATCAAATAGAGATTTACAAATATTTACAGAGAGTTCTGAGTTTATTGTTCCAGCATTTGAGAATACACCAGTAACACCAACAAATGCAATGGTGCGTAGACAAACACCTTACGGTGCAAGCACCGTTAAACCATTTGTTTTTGATGGTGCAACTATTTATGTTCAACGATCTGGTACTGTTGTAAGAGAGTTTATATTCAGTGATTCTGAAGCTGCTTACATTGCTAATGGTGTTTCTACCTTATCTTCTCATTTGATTACTAATCCAGTACAGATGACAACTTTACAAGCTGCAATACAAAGACCGGAATCATATATATTTATTGTTAATGTAGATGGAACGATAGCAGTATTTAATTCAAACAGAGCAGAAAAACGAGCTGGTTGGACTCAGTTTATTACTGGTGGCTCTGGTAAATTTAAATCTATATGTACTATTGATGAAAAAGTTTTTGTTATTGGTCAGTATAACAAAGGTGGTGATGGTGGTACAGAAAAGTATGTATTGATGGAAATTACCGATTCTTTGAATTTAGATATGGCTAGAGTTTATTCTGGTTCAAATAGTGTATTTGATGTATCTGGTCAGTTTGATAATGGTGCAGTATTAGATGTTATTAGTGGCAATGATTACTTAGGTCAGTTTACTGTAGCTAGTGGTAATATAGATGTATCCGCAGTGCAAGCTGGTCTTTCTTCTGCTGAAATTGGTTTTAAATATGATATTAATTTAAAAACAAATCCATTAGATATTATTACTGCTACTGGTCCAACTACTGGAATGTTAAGAGGATTAGGTAGAGTTGTATTAGATTTAAATAATACATTATCTATATCAGTTAATACAAGAAAATTAGAAATAAGGAATACAACAGATGATATGTCACAATCAAGAACTGCTGTAACTGGCAAAAGAGAGTTTAGATTATTAGGTTATAGTCGTGATCCACAAATAACAATAACACAATCTGCACCTTTATCGGCACAGATTAATAGTATAGTAGCAGAGGTACAATTCTAATGAATCCATTATTTATAGCATTAGGTATACTTGGAGGTTTTGCAAGTGCAAGTGCAAGTATTAGAGCTGGTGAAGAAAAAAGAAGGCAAAAGTATCAAGAAGCTATTGATACTGAAATAGAAAGAAAGCAAGCTGCAATATCAGCTCAACAACAACAGAACGCAAGATTAAGAGATTATGCAGAAGCTAAATCTATGAATGAAGCTTTTTTTGCTTACGCTGGCAGAAGTAAAAGTGATCGTTCTGTTAAAGCTTTCTTAGATTATAATCGTGAAACAGCTTATGAAGATGTTACAAGAATAGCAAATACATCATTAATAAAAGATTTACAGTTTAAAACTCATGCAAGTAATTTAAAAAGAGCTGGTGACTATGCACAATCGGCTAGTTATGCAACTGCTTTTTCTACAATTATAAGTGCTGGTTTAAATACTGCTAGGAGTGCGTAACATTGGCAAGAGTTGTAAGAGAAAAAAGTAAAGTATTATCTGGTACTATTGGCATTAATACAACTGGTGGTACAGATGTTTCTAGTTCTTTGAATCAAATAGCAAGTGCAGCTAACAATGCTTCTCAAATGTTTTTTACAAGAGCAAATGAAATAGCTCAAGAAGAAGGTATACAAGCTGGTAAAGATTTAACTATAGATCAAATAACAACATTAGATGAAAACACAGGTAAACCAGTAGCATTAAGTATTCCAAAAACATGGGGTATTACTAGAACAAAAGCTTTTAGAGAATTAGTTGATAAAAGATTTTACGCAAGTATTGAAAATGAAATACGTTTAAAATCTAAAGAATACTCACAAAAATATAAACGAGGTGGTAACTACTTAGCTAATTATCGTGCAAGTATGGAAAACTATCTTGTGCAAATGCATAAGAATAGTGAAGGAGCATATGCTAATTTTATAAAAGAAGTGGGTTCCAATACAATAGCAGCAACAGAACCAAATATTCTTTCTTATTTAGAAAGTAAACATATTGCTCAAACTGAATCTTTTTACAAAATTGAAGTTCAAAAATATAAAAATGCTTATGCAACTGCTAATCCAGAACAAAGAACTTTTATACAAGATAAGTTAAAAGAACTAACTCAAAATATGGTGGATGCTGGTTTAGTACCTAAAAATGCACAAGATTCAATAAGATTTGATTTAGGAAGAATAAATGCTTTACAAGGTTTTTCTGCTATAATTCAAAAGCTAGATAAACAAAAATTAGAAATAGTAAATGATTATTTAGCTGCACCTTACAATGAAAAATTAATTGATAAATTAGGTTTATCAGAAGATGATAAAAAGTTTTTTAAAGATCAAAAAAGATATTTAGGTTTATCAGAACTAAACTCTTTACGTTCATATACTAATCAAGAAATTACAGATAGAAATCAATTAGAAGCAGAACAAAATAAAACTGCTTATGAAAATATTCTTAATAATGAAACAGCTATAGTTGAAACTATTCAAAGTGAAATAAATAAAATAACAAGTGTAGATTTAGATAATTTAGATTCTCAAACAAATGTATTAATAGATAAGTTAAAAAAACAATATCCAGATTTTAACTTAAATACTCCACAAATTAGTAATATAATTTCAAAATATAGAAATAGTATTGAATCTTCTTTAATATCAAAAAGTATTATTCCAATTATTGGTGGGCTAGATGATGATGAGGAAAGACTTTTTCAAGAACGTAAAGGTATGGATTTAGTTACCAATCAATCATTTATAAATAATTACACAACTCTTAGTCAAGCTGATCAAAATAAATATGATTCTATAATAGAAGCTGTTCCTAAAGCAAAAGAGATATTTGATACTCTTCATGAATTATCACAGAGAGGTATTGCCCCTAAAAGTATTGTTCAATCATTTAAAGATTTATCTTCTAATTGGACAAAAGAGTTAACTCAAGCACAAAAAAATTTAAATTTAAAAAAAGCTAATTTTCTTGATCCTACTTATGATCAAGCTTTTACATCAAATAATTCAAATCGTACTTTAGCTAATGATATTGCTCAAGAACTATGGCAACAAGACAAAGGACAAGAAGCATTTAAGATGTCTTGGATAAATGATCCAAATGTTTTTAATAATGAACGAGTTATGCAATTTTATAATTTATCTTTATCAAGAGGGATAGTTCCACAAGCTTTAGTAGATGCTGTAAAAAGTAATAATGTTTCTGAAACTGCACATAGACTTTTATTTTCTGCACAAAATTTTCAAACTTCTACTGCTAGTGGAGTTCCTATTACACAAAATATATTAAATAATGTTGAAGGATTAAAGAGTTACAATCAAAAGCTTTCTGCTGTAATGAGTGCAATTCGTTTAGGAATAACTAGTCCAATGGCAACATTATCAAATCCTACAGACCAAGATATAGCTTCTGGTAGAGTAGATGAAGGTACTGGATTATCTTTACTTAACATTTCAGAAGGGTTTGAAAAAATTAGAAGCTTTACAGATAATGATCCTAATAGCGAGTTATCAGAATTATTAAACAGACAAGCTAAAAGAATGGAATTTAAAAATTATGCTACATTAAGACAAGAAATTTTTAACGAATTATCAGATGAAAATCCAGCTTTATTAAGAGATTTTAACAATATTACAGATTATATGTTAATGGTTGGAACACAATTTGATAAAAAATCTTTAAAGATTATGATTGAAGATTATTTAGCTTTAAATACAAGAGCAGATGGTATTGTTGTTGATTCATTAAATTTTAAAGCTGGTGGTAAAAGTATTTATGCTTTAGAGCTAGTTGCTGGTTCTGGAGAAATGGCATTTGCTATGGCAAATTCATTAGAGCAATACATCAATAATGAGTTTAAAGAAGCTGGTTTAACTAATTTATTTCATTTTAATTTTGATAAAGATTCCATTACTGAAGATGAAGCCAACAATATTTTCTTTTCTAATCGTGTTGATTTTGATGCTGGATTATTAAATGATCTTGGAGATGATAGAGTTATTGTTAGAGCAATTACTGAAGGTGGACAAAAAGCAGAAACAATAAGATTAAATAATGGTATATTATCAAAAATGCCAACTTTTACACTTGGTCCTATAGGTGGTAATGTAGCTGGTGAAGATTTTTATTATAAAGCTGTACCAGAAACAACTGTATATGATCCAACTCCAACATTTACATCAAACAGAACAGGTCAAAAATTGTATCTTGTTCCTCTTCCACAATCATTAAGGGGTGAATTAGATACTGAAGAAAGTTATTTTGATTTGCAATATATGGTTGCTATACAATCTTCTGGTGGAGGATTGCAGCCACTTGTTAATCCAAATAATAGAAGTGTATTTACTTTTAATCCTAAGGTATTTTCTGATGCTATTGAAAGTTATCAAAGTGCTGTTGCTTCAGCGTCATTAAATGAAGCTGAAAAAAATGCATATGAATTAAATAGAATAAATGCAAATAATCCAGAATGGCAAAGAAAAATTGGTGTACCTGAAAAAATTACTGATAAAGGTATTATATTTGGGATTGATACTTTTAACTTTATAAATAAACAAATACAAGAAGTAATGACGCATAGCATGAATATGCAAAAAAATACAGTTTCTATGAAAGCTAAATAAACATGGCAACAAAAGGTTTTCTTCCAAGAATTACATTAAATCCTAAACAAGAAGATATTGGTTTAGGTAAAGTAATTGCTGCTCAATTTGGTTATAATTATGATCCTATTCATGAGTATCTTTACAATGAATATATTGTAGGTACAGAACATGATCCAGAATATAATGCTCTTGAAGATTTAGAAGGTTATGAAATGTATTCTCAGCATTTGTTATCTGCACAAAATGCTGATCATATGGCTAGTTTAAAGCGTGGCATTGATGAAAATATTGAAAGAAGAAAGATTATAGGACAAGCTGGTTTGGGTTATAATCTTATGGCTGGTTTTTTTGATCCTGTTAATTTATTGGCATTACCTTTTGGTGGACCAATGGTTGGTATTGGGCGATCTATGGTTAGGGTTGGTGCTGGCGTTGGAGCTACACAAGTTGGTCAAGAACTTTTAAGACATCCATTTGATCCTGTTAGTACAATGCAAGAAACAGCAACAAATATTGGTATGGCTACTGTTGCTGGTATGGCTTTTGGTGGTGTGTTTTCAATACCCATGACACGAAAAAGTCGTGCTATGGCTAAAGTTTTAAATGATATGGATGAAGCAACTGCTGCTTCAAAAGGAATTACTGTTAAAAGTATTACACCAGAAGGTAAAGTAACTGTTTCTAAAAAAGTAGATGCTAATAAAGAAATTGTTTCACGTGAAACAACTCAACCTGTAGCACATATAGGTGATGACTTTACACTAAAAAACAATGACACTGGTGAAACTATTGCAGATACAACTACGTCTAAAGAAGTAGAATTTGATTTAACTGATCCTTTTGGAATGGCTAGATCATGGTGGACAGACTCATGGATGTACAAAGGAATTACAACTCCAATGAAAAGAGTATTACAGAATCCAAACTTGCCTGATTCTGTTAAGTTTATGTTTGTAAAATTAGCTGGTGATTCTGGTGTTAAATTAAATTTACATAAATATGGTATTGCTATTGATCCAAGTGTTTATCAAAAATCAAAAATAAGGGAAGGTGAATGGGTATCTGTATATGATAAACTTGTAAAATTATTTACAAAAGATACAGAACAAAAAATATATAATCCTGGTGGGTTTGATTATAACATAACTAACAACAAAGCCTTTATTAATTGGTTAGAAGATTTAGAGTTAAAAAGAATTAAAGGTGAAAAAAGTGAAAGTGCAACAGCAAATGAAGCTCAAACTTTATTAACTAAATTTTGGGATACATGGAGAGTAAGGCTTGATGACGCTGGTTTATTAGGTGGTAAAAACTATTTAAATAATGCAATTAAATATGCAGAAATTAAAATAGATAGAAAACAAAAAATAGCTGATGCTTTAATTAGGCAAAACAAATCTGCTAACAAAGTTAATGCAGAGATAAAAAAATTAAAACAAGAAGTTGAGACATATAAACAAAGACTGATAGCTGGTGAAGAACAGTCTGGTATGTATTTACCAAGATACTGGAGTATGAGTAAAATTTCAGCTAACAGAAATAAACTTGTTGATATTATAGCAAAGTATTACACAGAAAATCCATTAACATCTGGTTTTGTTAATACAAAAAATGGTAAAAATTTAACTGAAAAAGAACTTAAACTTTTAAATTCTGAAGAATCTATACGATCTAGAGCAGAATCTACTGTTAAAGCAATAGAAAATAAAGGGGATATTTATGACATTGAAGCACAAGATATTGTTGCAAATACCATGTTTGATGGTTTCATTGAGGTTTCATCTAAACATATTAAACAAAGAAACTTAGATATACCTACATACTTAGTAGCTGATTTTATTGAAATGAATCCAGTATCTGTTATGAAAGCTTATACTGGTAAGATTGCACCACATTATGAATGGTCACAACAGTTTGGTAAAGGTGGGTTAGAACAAACATTAGGAAATATTGAAGAAGCTATTTTAAAAGCTGGTTTAGGACAAAAGACAGTTCAAAGAGTACATAGAGATTTTGTGAGTTTATATGATCGTGTAATGAAAACGGTTGTTAAAGAGCCACACGCATTGAATCAAAAAATAAGAAGAGTATTAATGGATTACTCAACACTTAATTTCTTAGGTTCTGCTGGTTTTTCTACTTTGCCAGATTATGCAAAGATAATGATGGAACATGAAATGGGTACTGTGTTTAAAACATTATCTGGTTTGTTTAGAGATAACAGAGTTAGTCTTAATAAGAGTGAAGCTCGTATAGCTGGTGAAGCTTTAGAAATATTAATGGGTGATACACATTTAAGATTTAGTGATGATATGATTAACAATCCTTTTGGTGATGGATTTTATGCAAAAGGTATGGATAAAGTAAAACAAGGTTTCTTTTTTTTAAATGGATTAGCACCTCTTACTAACATAGCTAAAAGGCTTGATAGTATTATGCGTGGTCATACTATTATTGATTATTGTGTAAATGTAAAAAAAGGTGTTTCTCAAAAAGGTATGTTTAAAACATCATTAAAATTTCAAAGAGAATGGTTAGCTAGAAATAATATTTCACAAAAAATGATTGATGAAATAGCTGAGAAAGCTGGATGGGAAAAATCAAATCAAGGATTGTATTTACCTAATTCTGAAACCTGGTTAAAAAAAGGTGTGTCCCAAGAAACACTTGATGGGTTTAGATCATCAATGAATAGTGGAATAAGTAATACTATTTTGATGGGGACTCCAGCAGATAAACCTATAGCTGTTGATGGTGTTTTTTATGTGCCATATAGCATTGGTCGTTTGTTTGGAATGAAACAAGACAACAGAGTAAAAGGTTATTCAAGAATAGAAAACGGATTATTGTCTTTACCCTTTCAATTTTTATCTTATTCTTTTGCAGCTGCAAATAAAATTACAGCATCTTACGCACAAGGCACAGTTACAAATCCAATTATTGGTGTACTTGGTGCAATGGGATTAGGATATATGTCTTTGGAAATTAAGTACGCTATGTATCCATACATATTAGATGAAATGAGTTGGCAAGATAAAATGGCTAGAGCTTTTGACGCTTCTGGTTTAATGGCTTTGCATTCTGATTTAGCATATAGTGTATTAAATAATGCAACTGCGCTTGGATATGTTACTGATGAAAACTTTGCTATTAGTCCAAAATATGTAGTTCCAACTGAAGGTGCCGAAAAAAGAATAGATGTAGCTGGACAATGGATTGGTCCAGCTGGAGGATTAGTTATGGATATAGGTTTAGGTTTGTACCAATTACATCAAGAAGATTATGTAGAAGGTTCACAAACATTAATAAATACTGTTCCGGGAAGATCAATGTGGTTTACTAAAGGTTTATTTAGCGACATGAGAAGGCACATAAGAAATAATTTTTAATTGATTTTAAAATAAGAAGAGGTATGATTCAGCCATGACTATAGATTTAACAGATAATGCCCCACGAGTTTCGTACTCGGTGTCACAAGGAGCTACAACAACTAGCTTTGCTGTACCTTTTGAGTTTTTTGATACAACAGATTTAAAGGTAGTTGTTGATGGAACTACCAAAACAATCACTACACACTACACAGTAAGTGGTGGAAATGGTTCTACAGGCACAGTTACTATGTCAGTAACAGGTGCTACAGGTGGAAGTACAGTAATTATATATAGAGAAATACCATTAAGCAGAACAACTGACTTTCCAGCTTCTGGTGCTTTTCCTATAGCTACACTTAATACAGAATTAGACAGAACGGTTGCTTTGTTTGATGATCGTAAGGATCGTATTGATAGATCAATAAGATTACTTGATACAGATGATGCAGCAACTATGACATTGCCTACAAAAGATAATAGAAAAGGTACTGTTCTTGGTTTTAACGCTACAACAGGTGCAGTAGAAGCTGGACCAACAATAGCAAATGTAAGTTCACTTTCATCTATAACAAGTAATATAGATACTCTTGGTGCTATTGCTAGTGATGTAACAACTGTAGCTAATATATCATCTGATGTTACTACTGTCGCTAATATTTCTAGTAATGTAACAACAGTAGCTGGAATACAAGCTAATATTACAACAGCAGCTGGCAAAGCAAGTTTAATTACTAGTCAATTTGCATCTGACATGAGTTTAGTCACGGCAGATTTTGTTTCTGATATAAACACCGTTGCGACGTCAGACATAATTAACGATTTTAATACCCTAGCTACATCTGACATAGTTGCCGATATGAACTTACTTGCTACTTCTAGCAATATTACAGCAATGGCAAACTTAGGTGTGTCAAGTGTTATAACTAATATGTCTAATTTAAACGCTAGTGGAGTAATTACAAACATAGGTACAGTAGCTGGATCAATTTCAAATATAAATACTGTTGCA